CTGACGGCAACGCTGTCGCTGCTCTCGGGCACGGCGACGGGTGCGGCTGCAGCAGCCGGCGCAATCCTCACCGACACGCTTTCTTTCATCGCAGGCGCGGCAAGCGCAGGCGCGGTAGGCAACGCCTCTGGCGTTACGCTTACGGCGACGACATCACTGCTGGCCGGCGCGGCATCGGGTGCGGCAAGCGCGGCAGGCGCAACCGTCACCGCCACGCTGTCATTTATCGCCGGGGCCGCCAGCGCGGGGGCATCGGGCAACGCACCAGGCGCAACGCTCACCGCATCGACCTCGCTGATCGCCGGCACGGCGACCGGCGCTGCAGCTGCTCCGGGGCGCGTGCTCCCGGCAGCGGTTTCGTTCACGCCGGGGTTCGCGACGGGCGGCGGGCTTAGCTCTGCGCCGGGGGCGCAGATTACGGTGACGGCGAGTCTGATTACGGGGACGGCGACGATCATCCTCGACCCGATGACGGGCGGCAGTCGCACGGCTGGCCGGGTGTCCGTATACGGCGCACGGGCACGCAGCGAGAACACACGCAGGGGACGGTACAACTGATGCTCACGAAACTGGTCGACGCAGCGGTGGACCCCGTCACCGTTGAAGAAATCAAGACGCATCTGCGCATCGACGCGGCGACCGAGGACGCCTATCTGGCGAGCCTGATCACCGCCGCGCGCATGGAAGCCGAGAACCGCCTGCAGCGCACGCTGATCGAGACGACCTGGCGCATGACGCTGGACTCGTTCCCCGACGAAATCGAGCTGCGCATGCCGACCATCCTCGGCGTGACTGAGGTGCGATACGTGGACCCGGTCGGCGTCGAACAGGTGCTGGCCCCGATCAACTACGCGTTGGACAACATCCGCGAGCCGGGCTGGATCGTTCCGGCGTTCGGCGCGTCGTGGCCCGGTACGCGCGACCAGATCAACGCCGTGCGCGTGACCTACACCGCAGGCTATCTCGCGGGCGGCACCAATGCCCAGAGCCGCGCGGCGGTCCCGTGGCCGATCCGCCAGTGGATCATGCTGGCGGTGGGCCGCTCCTACGAGTTCCGCGAGGCGCTGGTGCAAGGCCAGCCGCTGCAGCCGCTCGGGTTCGCCGACAGCCTGCTGGACACCTACAGGATCATCACCGCATGAGGTCCGGCACCCTGCGCGAGCGCATCGCAGTGCGGGAAAAGGTCGTGACGCGCGACAGCTACGGCGCCGAGGCGATCACCTGGGCCGACTTCGCGCTGCTGTGGGCATCGGCCGAGCCGATCAGTGGCCGGGAGTTCGTGGCGCTGCGCTCGGCACAGTCCGACCTCGCCATCCGATTTCGCATCCGCTACACACCGGGCGTCCAGACCACGATGCAGGTCCGCTGGAACGGGGCCGACTACCCCATCGACTCGATCATCGACCGTATGGCGCGCAACCGGGAAATGGAGCTGCTGTGCACGGGGCCGGCCGATGTCTGACCTAAACGTCCGGACGAACATCCGCGACTTCACCGTGGATTTGCGCGCACTCGGCGACCGGATAACGAAGCGGGTCGCGCGCAATGCGGTGTCGGCTGCCGCACGGGTGATCCTGCCGATCGCCAGGCGCCGCGCGCCGAGTTTGAAAAACCCGAAAGAGAAGCGGCGCGTGCCCGGCACGCTCAAGGCCGGGATCTACGTCCAGCGCGTGAAGCCGATCGACGGCGGGCTGTCGGCCGGGATCAGCGTGCGCTCGCCGCGCTCGGCCCGGTTCACCAAGCGCGCCGGCTTGCAGACCCCGTTCTACTGGCGATTCCTCGAAGGCGGCTGGATTCCGCGTGGCCCCGGCCGGCGACTGAAGGGCGGCGACCGGCGCAAGCGCGAGCAGCGCAGCGCATCGACGGGCGGTCGTCGGCAGTTCCCGTTCCTCGCGCCCGCTTTGCAGGAAGGCGGGCCGGCGGCGCTTCGAAAGTTCGAGGAAATCATGGCGAAGGGCATCGCCCGCGAGCAGGCCAAGCGAGGGAAGTCCGATGTCTAGCGAAACCGTCCTGTACTCGACACTGGCCGGCGATGCTCCGGTGTCCGCGCTGGTCGGAACCCGCATCTATCCCGACGTGGTCCCGCAGGACGCCACGGGCGCGGCTATCGCCTATCTCAAGGTCGGCACCGAGCCGGTGACCACGATCCACAGCAGCATCCCGCTGGCGACCTTCACCACGCTTGAGGTGTGGTGCATGGCCGGTGCCAGAGCCGAGGCCGAGGCCGTCGCCGCTGCCGCTGTCAACGCGCTGGGCGCCGCCCTGTTCCAACTGCTCGACCGGCGCGCGGAGTTCGATCAGGACTCGGAGCTGTGGGCATCCGTGCTCACCGTTCGGCACTTCGTCAGCGGCTCGATCTAATTCCACCCGGTAGTACCCGACGCCTCGCGGTCTGTAACCGCGGGGCGTTTTCCTTTCATGCAAAACAGGAGCATCAAGCATGGCTGAAGCACTCGTCTGGTCGGGCGTACAAGTGGCGGTGCAATCGGCACTCGCTACCGCGCTGCCCATCACTGCAATCACCCGCGCCAACCCCGGCGTGGTTACCGTCACCGGCACCGCGCCGACCACGGGATCGTTCGTCTACCTGAGCAACATCCAAGGCATGACGCAGGTCGACGGCCGCGTCGTTCGCTCGAGCGCGGCGTCGGGTTCGACCTTCTCGATGGAAGGCGTCGACAGCACGAACTTCGACGTGTACAGCAGCGGCGGCCAGGCGCAGGCGATCACCTTTGGCACCTCGCTGTCAATCGCCCTGTCGCTGAACGGCTCCGGCGGCGAGGCCGAGCAGATCGACGTGACCACCATTCACGACTCGATCCGGAAAACCCGGCTCGGTGCGTTCTCGCAGCTGGTCTACACCGGAACCTGCATCTGGGATCCGTCGGACGCCGGCTTCGTGGCACTCAAGGCCGCGAGCGAGATCAAGGGCACCCGTGCGATCCGCCTGTCGTTCCCGAACGGCTACAAGGTCGCGTTCGCCGGCCAGATCGGGTTCAGCGGCGTGCCAACCGGCTCGGCGCAGGGCGTGGTCGAGACGGCGCTAACGATCACGGTGTCGGGTCCGGTCACGAACTACACGACCTGATGCCCACCCTGATCGAGCGGTTACGCGCGGCCCGCGAGCAGTGGACGACGGTGGAGGGGCATTCGTTCCTCATTCGTCGCCCGACCGCCTACGAGGCCGCGCACCTGATGGGGCGGGGCAACGACGATACCGCTGTCGTGCGTACCTGCGTGGTCGCCTGGCGCGATGTCCGCGAGCTGGACATCGTGCCCGGTGGCGACGATGCGCCGGCCGCGTTCTCCCCTGATGTGCTGGTCGAGTGGGCGCAGGACCGGCCCGCCATCTGGAACCACATCATCGGCGAGGTTACCCGGCTGGTCGCGGAGTACTTCAACGCGGGCGAGGCGGTCGAAAAAAAATAGCGGCGACCCTGCTGGATGCGAGCTTCCAGAAGCAGTTCGGGAGCAAGCAGGGTCGCGCACCGGCTTCGGGGTGGACGCAGCCCGGCGACATGGCCGAGGCCGCGATCATCTGCTGGAACTGGATGAACGGCGAAATCGACTGGCAGGCGTTCGAACTGATCGCAGCCGTGCTCGGCGTTGACGATGTCGAAACACTGATTCGAGCGACGGTATCGCTCCGGGGGCGGATGAATGCCTAGCCTAGTTGTAGACATCCAGGCGAAGTTCGCGCAGTTCGAACAATCGCTGAAGCGGATCGAGGGCAGCGCGGACTCCACCGCAAGCCGGATCAGCGGCGCGTTTACCTCAGTGCAGACGGTTCTGGCCGGCCTCGGTGCGGGCGTTGCCGTGGCAGGGCTGGTCAACTTCGCCAAGGCCGGCATCGACGCGGCTGCATCCCTTGAAGACCTGTCCGAGAAAACGACGCTGTCGGTCGAGTTCCTGAGCCAGCTGCAGGTCGTGACCGCGCGTACGGGCGACAGTCTTGAGTCGGTCGCGCAGAACGCCGGCCGGTTCGCGCGCTCGGTCGCGGAGGCGCGCGCCGGCAATTCGGAGCTGGTCGAGGCATTCCGCGCGGTCGGAATTTCGGTCAACGACCTGCGCAGCCAGAACGTCGACGCGCTGTTCACGACCTTCGCCACCGCCATCGCGAACGCGAAAGACCCGACCGACGCGCTGGGCGTTGCCGTGCGGATCGCGGGCAAGAGTGCTGCAGACGCGGTGCCGTTCTACAAGGAGCTGGCCGAGCGCGGCATCGGGCTTGCGACCACCACGACCGAGCAGGCGGCGGCGGCTGCGAAGCTGCAGGATGAGTTCCGCACGCTCACCAGCGAGACGGAGAAGTTTCGCCGCGAGCTGACCAACTTTGTTGTGCCGATCCTCGCCGACCTGATTCGCGGATTCAACACGCTGCGGCAGTTGAACATCGGCGAGATATTCCGCCTGTCCCTGTCCGGCGTAAACACCGAGAACGCGGCGCGCAGCCTGGAAGAAATCGACAAGCAGCTGGAGAAGCTGCGCTCGCGGCAGGTTCCGCTCGGCGAGGTCGACCTGCTGCCGCCAAACGTGCGAGCCGCAGCGCGCGCCGGAGACGAGGCGATCAAGCGGCTGGAAGCCCAGCGGGTCGCGATCCAGAAACTTATCTTTGCCGACGCCAACGCCCGCCCCGGCCCCGGCCCGTCCGTGGACCGCCCCGACGTGCGCCTGCCGTCGGCAGCGCCCGCGGCATCGGCGGGCCGTGGCGTCGGTCGCTCAGGCCCCACAGCCGAAGACCTCGCGGCAGCCGCGGCACTCAAGCGCATCACCGAACAAGACCGCGCCGAGTCCGAGTTTCAACTCGCCGCCGACAAGGAAATCGCGCAGTTTAACGAAATCCTCCTGCGCGGCGAACTGGAACGCGAGCGGATCGGCATCGCGCTGTCCGAGCAGGCCGAGCGGGAGCGGGCGGCGCAGATTGCGTCGGCGGATGCGATCAAGGACAAGCTCGACCCGACGCGGGCCTATGCGCGCGAGCTGGAGAAGATCGCAGCCCTTGAGGAACAAGGCTTGCTCACGCAGCGCGAGTCGGTCGAAGCTGTGCGCCGCGTGTCGGAGGAGTTCAAGCGCGCGAACGATGAAACGAAGGCGGGCAGTGACGTGGCCCGCGACCTCGGGCTGACCTTCACGTCCGCGTTCGAAAATGCGGTCGCTGGCAGCAAGTCATTCCGCGACATCCTGAAGGGCATCGAGTCCGACCTGCTGCGCCTGGGCACGCGCAAGTTCGTGACCGAGCCGCTGCTGCAAGGGCTGAAAGGAATCATTGGAACCGGAGCGGCGGGCGGTGGCATCGACTTCGGCGGCATCTTGGGCCGCGCCGGTTCCGCCATCGGCGGGTTCTTCGGCTTCGCCAACGGCGGCGCATTCGGCCCCGGCGGCGTCCAGGCGTTCGCCAGCGGCGGCGTCGTGGCGCGGCCTACCTTGTTTCCCTTTGCGTCCGGCGGCACGCTCCGAACGGGCCTTATGGGCGAGTCGGGGCCGGAGGCGATCATGCCGCTGCGCCGCGGTCGCGACGGCAAGCTGGGCGTAGCTGGTGGCGGTGCGCCAATCAATGTCGTCATCAACGCGCAGGACGTGAACAGCTTCCGGGGCAGCGAGGCGCAGATCGCTGCGACCATGGCGGGCGCGCTGTCCCGCGCGCAGCGGAGGAATGGCTGATGGCCTACCTGACCACGCCGTTCCCAGACCGCATCGCCTACGGGGCGAGTGGCGGGCCGGGCTACCAGACCGACGTGGTCGTGGTGTCGAGCGGGCACGAGCAACGGAACATCACCTGGTCACAGGCGCGCGGGAAGTGGGACGTGTCGCAGGGCGTGAAGGAGCCGGCAGACATGGCGTCCCTCATCGCGTTCTTTCGCGCGTGCAAGGGCCGCGCGCATTCGTTTCCGTTTCGCGATTACACCGATTACCAGGTGTCGGCCGCGCAGGGACTGCTCGGCACCGGCAACGGCACGGGCGGCCCGGCCTACCAACTCGCGAAGCGGTACACTGCGGGCGGGCAGACCGAGGACAGGATCATCAACAAGCCGGACGCCGCAGGATTCGCGGTGCAGCGCAACGGCGCGGGCGTGACGATCGGCGGCGCTGCAGGAAACATCGGCGTCGACTATCAGACCGGCATCGGCACGTTTGTGGCCGATGCCCAGTCGGCCGCCACCAGCATCACCGTCGGCGCGACCACGACGGTCGTGCTCACCACCAACCCCGGCACGCTGATCGCCGGGCAGCGACTGTTCTTGTCCGGCTTCACCGGCGCCGGGGCCGCGCTGGTGAACAACCTCGCGCACACGATCAACAGCGTCAGCGGCACTGGCCCGTTCACGTTCGTGCTGTCGACCGTTACCAGCGGTGCGACGATCACGCTGGGCAGTGGCCTGGGCCGGCGCTTTCCGCAGGTGGCCGACGCGCTCACCTGGTCAGGGCAGTTCTGGGTGCCGTGCCGGTTCGACATCGACCAGATGCAGGTCAGCATCGAGTCATATCAACTCTACTCGTGGGGCCAGATCCCGATCATCGAGATCCGCGTCTAATGCTGAGCCTGTCGCCCGCCTACACCACGCACCTCGCTGGCGAGGTCACCGAACTCGCCACCTGCTGGCTCATCACCCGCCGCGACGCGCTCGTGCTCGGCTTCACCGATCACCCGTCCGACCTAGTCATCAGCGGGCTGACGTACCAGGCCGCGCTGGGCTACAGCGCGACCGACGTCGTCACCTCGGGAGATCTCGCCGTCGATCACCGAGCCCGACCTGATGGCCGGCCTGTGGGATTACGC